CCCACGGCTCAACTTTCAAAGTCTTGTCGTTCATGTGTTTCTCCAGAAATTAGCGAGCCTGAGGCCGAAGCCCCAGGCGCAGTTATCAGCCGAGCAGAAGCGAGCAGTGCTCAGGCTTAACCATTGCAACGCCCCAGGCCACAGCGACTTCGTACTGGATCTGACGGTATTGCTCGTAGATCGAGATTTCGAAGGTCAGGCCGCTCACTGGGTCAGTAATCAGCATGCGGTCCTTGGCGCTGTCACCGCCGGCCGGCAGCGCTGGCGCGCGGGTAGCCAGTGCGATTGCCGACTTGGCGAATGCCATGTTGCGGGTGCTGGCGGCAACGATGGTGATTGCAGTAGCAGACGCCGGGATCGCCTTGCGCAGGCCCGGAGCCGCCAGGGTGATGGTGCCTCCGTTGGAGGCGTCGGTGTCGCCAGAGGCGAGCACGTACTTGTTGGTGTCTCCAGCGAAAGCAATGGCGTCACCAGCCAGCAAGGTGCCGGTACCAGCCACGGCCAGGGTGATAACAGTGGCGCCAACGGCGTACCCGGCGGTGTTGGTGGTGGCAGAGGCGCCCGTACCAGCAGCCACGGTCTTGACCTGAGCGGACTCGCGGATCGCGAAGCCGTGGATGTCCAGCAATACGCCGCGGCGCAGCATGCTGGTGTCGTCGGCCTCATTGGCCTTGGTCAACTGAGCCAGGGTACGCATGTTGGCGCCGGCCGAGGTGTCGATGACCAGTTGCAGGTCGCTCATCGGGGAGCCGTTGTCGGCCAAGATTTTGCGCATCTGCGCTGGATCGGACAGGTTCGAGGCGAAAGGCGTCGAGCCGGCAGTGCCGTACGCGCGAGAGGCCTTGAGGTGCAGTCCGGCGAGGTCGGCTTCCATCTCGTTGACCAGAGCCCGCATGGCCTGAGTGAACTGGTCACGCAGGATGATGTTGTACGACGCGCCATTGTTGTCCAGCCCGCGCTTTTCCTCGCCGTTCCAGCGTACCGGTACCCGGCGAGCCTTCTGGATGGTCATCGACACGGAGCCGATGGTCTGATCACCATCGTTCGGCGGAGTCACTGCCGGAGTGATGTCGGATGCGGTTGCAGCCGGCGCCACAGGCGAGGTAACGGTTTGGCCCACGGCAGCGCGGTCAAAGGTCATGTCGGACGATACGGCTGGCACGAAGCCGACCAGTTCGCGGGACACTTTGTCCATCGCGTTGTAGATCGTGGTAGTCAGGCCGGTAAGGGAGTTGCTCATGGATTGCTCCTAGGGGTCATTCGGTCAAATCACCGCCTGCGGAGATGTGTGCATGCCTGCCCTGAGGGTCAAGTGCATCAAACTGCGCGCGCGTGATGGTTTTTTTGCCTTGGCCGCCATTCCCATTACTGTTCGAGGCGCCAGAGCCGGAAGCTCCGGTACCTTTCAAGATGTGATCGCGGTGCGGGTATTGCTCAACAAGGGTTTCGATTGCCTCATCGAAGTCGGCGATTTCGCCTGGACGAGTGCGGCTGTAGACTTTCTGGCCGTGCTGGTCGTAAGCGATGGTTTTGCCATCCTCGACTTTGAAGGCGGCGCCGAATTTGGACTGGACCATGTCTGCGGGGATTGCCAGCTTGTCCGTGATGTACTTGGAACGACTGAATGCACCGCCGATCTTTTCTTCATAGAGTTGCTTTTCGAAGGCTTGTGCCTTGGTAGACCACTCATCAACCTGACCTTGGAAGGCCTTGCTGATTTCGTTGCGCACCACATCGATCTCGCCGGCATCCACCAGCTTTTTCTGATCGAGTTTCGACACAGTTTCCAGTGCATGCCTTGCAGCAGACGGGTCAGCGATCCCCTCAAAGGCTTTCAATGCAGTTTCAGCTGCATCCTTGCCTTCACGATGGGTCTGAGCTTCTCTGTTCAGTCGGCTGATAGTGGTAACGGTGCCGGCCGCATCGAATGCGACCTCTTTACCGTCGTCATGCACATACACAGGCTTGCCGTCTTGCAGAACCGCATGGCCTTGGTCATCCAATTTCAGTTTCAAGGTGATATCTCCAGGCATCCGCCCATTTGTTGAGCCATCCGGCCCGCAGCGGCGCTATCCATCCGGAATCGCGCCCATAAAAAACCCCGGCGGCTGCCAGGGCTGTATTCGGTGTTCGGTTATTGCTGGGTAGGCGCTGGCGGCTCGATCTTCACGGGCTGAGTTGCGACCTTGGCTTTCTCGTCTTTCCAGTCGAGCTCGTCACTGAGCAAGCCGCGGCGCCGCACTTCCTCGAACAGACTCTGATCGGAAAGAATTCGCGCCTTATTCAGGCTTAACAGGAAAGGCATCGTGGTTTCAGGGCTGAAATCAACATCGAAGTTGCCCTTGACCTTGACGTGACCGCCATCATCAAGCTTCATCCAGAGCGCGAAGTAATGGAGCACCTGATCAAGCGCATCCTCGAGCTGTCCGCTCATGGCTTGCAGTGGGCTCATCTCCTGGGCGGCTTCTTCCTCGGACTGGGAGGCTGTTTTTACGGCCTGCTTTTCCTTCTGGAGCAGCTTGGCGCCAGCGAGGCGCATATCCTCGACCAGATCCAGCAGCGACTGTCGCCCTGCCTCGATGGCCTTGCCAGAATGCTCGACCCACTTCATGTCGCATCTTTCCGGGAGCCTGGTAGCGGCCCCGGCGCCCACCGTGATCGACGCACCCTCTTCCAGTCCGATCACTGCTAGCATCGGCACTCTAGCGACGTGCAGGATGTTGTCCTGATCGCTCTGAGACTGCCAATGCTTGATGTTCATGTTGCCAAGCTCAAGGAGCGGCGGCGTAGCCGTGAGGAATCCAGTGCGCTTGGTATAGAAGGTGGTCAGCGGGATGACTGAAAGACTGGTCAGGCCCTCGTCATTTATCTGCCATGTCTTCTGACCCTTGCCGTCATCGACTTCTATGTAGGTGGCCCAGCCGCCCGGCACCAGTACACGGATCTGGTCAACCGACTTGGTGCCAAACGCCCCGTCGTCGACCTCGACGCATTCCATGTACCGGAACTGCGTCAAGACCTGTTCACCGCCCTTGTTCGCAGACCTCCAGCCCAGCACCTGGCCAGGCTTGATGACCATCGCGTAAGGGCGAACCCCTGCTGACTTCTCGTCAGCCTTGGTCTTCAACCCCTCAGCGCGCGGGTGATCCACTAGTACATGGAATAAACCGTGCGACAGGCCGCCACTGAACAGAGACTGAGCCCAGACCTGCAGGTTATTGCCTTGAAGGTCGAAGTCCTCGGCCATTTCCTTGATCTGGTCTGGCACGTCATCAGTGAGCGTGATCGGGTCGGCAAAGACGCGGCCGGTCATGTTCTGCACCGTTTCGCTCAGCGCCGGGAGCAGCGTCGAGGTATTAAGGCGCGACTGATAGGCGTCCGGTTCTTCTTTTGGCCACTTCGGAAGGAACTTGATGTTCGCCGCCCGCATCGCCCTGGTGCCCCCCATGAGCACGTCGATGATGGCCCAATCTTCGCGCATATCATCGACGACCTTGAGCGTTTTGCTTGGATCGTCACTGCTCATATTCACATTCTCAGAGGTTCTTGGCGTGCGGTGCGTGCACGCTTAGTCTTCGCAACAGCGAAGTATCTGAAGCCGTCAGCGCCGTGCGATGTCTTGTCGTGCAGTGGCTTGTCTTTCCAGCAACCGCGCTTGTCGTCCCACTCCTTGCGATAGTTCTCGAGGTGGCTGATCCCTGTTTCGCACTTGGAATCATCGAACACGCAAAGCGGAAGGATCTCCCGAGCAGCTTCAATGCCGTCGTCGACACCGATCTTCGGAACTACCTGGAATCTCATGCTGTATTTCTGTCCGTCGATCTCGTAGCCCTCACGGGCGATCTCGCGCCGAGTCTTGGCATCGCTACCAAACTCTCGGTTATCGATGTCATGCGGCCCCCAGTGCTCGGAGTAGGTGTAACCCTTGTCCTTCAGCACCTTCATGTAATGCCGCAGACCTTCGCCAGAGTTCTCGTAGTAGTCGATAACGTGGTACTGGGTGCCGATCAATCGTACGAACCAAATAGCCGTAGAGTCGCCGACACCGATGTCCCAGAAGGTCATCACTGGTTGATGACTGTTGTCAGGGATCACGCCGATGCGCTGACTGGCGTAGAGCTTGGTGAATTGCTGGGCGTAGTACGCGCCTTCAATCGACTGCTGGAATGCCTCGGCCGGTATCGACGGGTATTCCCGCTTCATGTCGGAGCCGAGCGTCTTTTCCTTGGCTGCGTACCAGGCGCGCTGACCGTCGTTCGTGACGATGCCGTGCTTGGCCTGCAACTCGTTGAAGTAGTCGGTCAGGCGCTGCGGGATCGTTACGCCAGTCGGATCGAGCCAGTAGTCTTTGTTTTTCCACCAACTGAAGAAGAAGAACTTCCAGTCCAGCAGGCCCAGGGCTGTACCGGCCAGTTGCTGCCGCTCAGCGCCCTGC